GCGCCAATGTTAACGGCCGAATGGACCTTCGACAGTAGTCTCAGTGGGCAAGCCATGCTGTTAGTGTCGCCGTGCCAAGCACCGCCGAACACGCGTGACAGGAATGTAACAGGCTCACCAATATGCTTGACGTTACTGGTGAGTTTCTGTCCCATTTGCCTTGCGGCCCGCTCGATGGCAACGGCCATGTCAGCCGGCTCCACGCCTACAGGCACAGGCTGGAGGGAATCGTCCCCAGCCGCAATGCCAATGAGTTCGTACGCTTCCTTTGCATCACGCCTTAGTAGACGCATGGAGTAAAAGAGCACGAATGCGGTGAGCAGCGTGTTGAACGCAGAGGTCTCGGGCGATCCCGAGCCTCGCGCATAGCCCTGAGAGTACGTCTCGGATCCCAGTGCAACCTGTTGGTCATACTGGAGTTCGTGTAACCGATGCACCTCGTCATCCCCTGGGAACGCCGCGTTGAGAATGGCCTTTTCGAAGGTCCTCCTCACGTTGGCGTCAACCCTCCCATCCATGCGTGAAAAATCACCCTCAACAGCGCTAGTGACTGCTGAGCACATGTCCGCGATGCGACCGGCGACCTCGACCGGAGTCTTGAACCCGTACCATGGCTGCTGTTTCAGTCGTTCTGAAATAGCGTACATGTATACGGAGTACCCGATCTTGGTGCCCGGCCGGTACGTGGTAATGATCCTGGGGTCCTTGGGGCCCCCATAGGCTTCCTTCTTCAAGAAAGCCTTGAGGGACCTCCGTTCAGAGGGCCCCTGGCTGACGGCCTCCTCGACAATTGCACGCTGCGTTGGGCGCGTCTGTTTGTCGATCACGGCTTGAAGGTCAGCCTTACACAGGCGGGTAGGGAAACAAAGCTTCACAAACTCTTTAATCGACGCTGCAGTGAACGGATTTAGAGATTGTACAGTCTTGGCACGCACCTTAGTGATGCGCGCATCGACGGCCCATTTGGCGTTGTCCATGTGGTCAGTGTGGGCGTGGCAGTTGCCTGCCACAATAGGCTGCATGAAAGCGGAAACGCTGACCCGTTCCTCGCAATCCCCATGGTTCTTGACGTTAGCCGAGACGCTAGTGACAGCTTCCGTTACTCGGGTAACGAAAGCGCCCCTTGGAGCCTCACTGCAAGCTCGGAAGAATGCCTGAGCGATGTTGGCCCCAACTCGATCCTGGTCGTTCCATGTAGCCATGGCTGACGTTGTCGGATCAGATTTCCCTGTGATGGCAGCTATGTGCATCGAATCAAATTCGGATGCAGTAAGCTCAACGCTAGTGTAAGCATTGACCCGGGCGATTGAATGCATCATTCCATTTTCGTTCACATATTGAATGTGAGCGAATCCGTTCTCGATGCAGTTGAATCGTTCCAGCTCTTCACATTCTATGAAGCGCCTTATGATCCATGCCGCTGGGCCCCACCAGGTTCCGACCGGGGCGAGTATTACGACGGCTTTCAAGTCGTCGAAGTTGCGTTTCTCCACTTTGCAGATAGTGGTAGCTACGGGTATGCCGAAGAATCTTTTCGTGAAGGCCATGGTATCGGGTGTCCAGTCCCAAAGACTGTGGCTGTAGAAGCCGCCCCCGGCCATGTTTACGGTGATATCAC